GTTTACCCCATTAGGTAGCGAGACAGACTTTGGTAGTTTTACCTTTGAGAGTGATGGATGTACCGATGCTAGGTTTACAGCAAGACAAGTACAAATGACTGTAACAGGTAGCACAACACAAGATTTTCAGGTTGGTAATATCAGACTTAATTTAAGAAACAGAGGTAGAAGATAATGGATCTATCCTCACAAAGACAATATATACAGCGTGCAATTAATGTTAAATATTCTTTTGCAGCTACAACACAACAAACCATCTATACTGCACCAACTGGTGATGATTTTACTTTTGCTATTATAAAGGGTTTTTTAGCCTGCGATCATGGTAATCAGCAAACTAATTTAGATGTATCTATAACTGATACAGGCTCTAATGAGTTTTTTATTTATAAACAACATAATATAGCAGCACACGCTACTGACGAGTTGCAAACTAATGCAGGAATCGTATTACAACAAGGCGAAATATTAAAAGCACAAGTAAACCATGCAAACATACATTTAGTTTTAAGCATTATAGAATATGGTAAAGGCGACTAATACAGTAGTTGAATTACACCCAAAGGAACAAAGAGAACCTTGGGAGATTGAATGGGAAAGATGTAAGCCTTATATAGCAAAGGCTGTAAAACATCAAGATTCCTATACAATCGATGATATAGAGGATAAAATAAGGAATGGAATATTCCATTTATGGCCAGGCAAAAAGTCTGCATACATAACAGAATTTGTAATATATCCACAGGTGAAAGCCATGAATCTTTTATTTTGTGGTGGTAATTACGAAGAATTAGAAGAAATGCTACCTCATATAGAGGAGTTCGCTAAGAAAGCTGGCATCAAAAGGCTTTACGGCGGTGGCAGAAAAGGATGGATTAGAAAGATAAAACATCTAGGATTTGAAACAGAATATTTAATTAGAAAAGACTTATGAGTAAAGGAAAAACCACAACAGTATCAGAAGCAAGTTTACCAGCGTTCCAAGAAGCACAATTCAAAGAGCTTTTTGGTGCAGCTAAAGGTGTAGCACAACAACCATTCTTACCCTATACAGGGCCAATGGTTGCTGGTTTCTCACCAGACCAACTAAGACAGTTTCAAGCCACTAGAGGTATGTTTGAATCTGGTATGGGTTATGACCCAACACAAGCTTTACAAGGTATGGCACAAGATCAATTTAAGCCTACCATACAACCTGTCACTGGTTTTGAAGCGCCAACTATAGAAGCAACACAAGCTCCAGGCGCAGCTCAAATAGGTCCAGTATCTGCACCGCAGTTCAGGGGTTTACTAAGCCAGGACATAGGTGCTTATCAATCTCCATATCAACAACAAGTTATAGACCTAGCAATGGGCGACATACAGCGACAAGCTGACATAGCGCGTGGCGGTGCGCAGGATAGAGCAATCAGAGCAGGTGCTTTCGGCGGTTCAAGATCTGCATTACTAGAGTCTGAATCACAAAGACCTTATGCAGAGCAGATGGCTAGAACAGCTGCTGGTTTAAGACAGTCAGGCTTTGAGCAGGCGCAAGCGGCGGCGCAGGCTGACCTAGCAAGACAACAACAGTTAGGTATGTTTGGTTCAGAGCAACAGCAACAAAGAGCATTACAACAAGCACAACTTGGTCAACAAGCAGGTATCTTTGGCGCAGAACTAGGACAACAAAGAAGAATGCAACAAGCACAGCTACAGCAACAAAGACAACTAGGTGGTTTAGATATTGCTGGCAGAGCTGCATTAACACAACCATCACTAGAGATGCAGGCAAGACAACAAAGAGCAGGCTTGCTAGGTGGTTTACAAGGACAGCAAGTGCAACAATTAGGATTGCTAGGAGGCGCAGGTGCGCAGCAGCAGGCATTACAGCAAAGAGCAATCGATGCACAAAGAGGCGAGTTCCAAAGAGCGCTTGGTTATCCACAACAACAAATTGGTTTATTACAAGCTGGCATGGGTACACCATTAGTTAGCACAACTACAACTGGTAAACAAAAAACTGGTTTAGGTGATGTGCTAGGAGGGGCTGCTGGACTTCTTGGCTCTGCGTGGACTGGTGGATTCAATCCTTTTGGTTTTTTAAAGTAGGAAAATAATATGGCAATTTTAAATAATCAACCATTTATTAACACAGGTTTGTTTGATGATATTAATAAAACAAATAATCAAATAAGTTCTATGAATATACCTCAAGCACCACAATCTCCCCAAGTGCCACAGATTGACCCAATGATTAAAAGGCAAAGATATGGAAACATGATGCTTGCTTTATCTGATGTTTTAAAAGGAAGAGATCCATCACAAGGCGTTTTACAAAGACAGCAAATGATAGCTCAGCAACAAGCACAGGCTAAACAACAAAAATTAATAGAAGATTATAAATTAAAAAATCCAGAAATGGCTGGGCGTATTGATTTGTTAATGGCAGGTGTGCCAGCAGGATTTTTAGGTAGTGACAAAAAAGACTTGACAGAAACTGAAAGAACGCAGGCTGCTTACAATAAGCTAATGGAAATACCTGTAGAGGGAAGAAGTGAAACAGACAAAAGAAATATAGCTATATATGAAAATAGATTATTTGGTCAGCCTAGAGTAATACCTTTTTATGATAGTCAGGGAAATGTTGTAGAGAGTATTACAAGTAGGGATTTAATAAAAAATCCAAATATTATTAAAGAAAAAGAAGAACAAGGATTATTTACCGTAGGTCAAAGCCCTAGCACAACACCAACAGGCGCTAAGTCTGTTATGACATTAGTAAGAGATGATTATCTTGGTGCTAAATCACAAATAGATACTATTAATGATTTAGCATCTATTGTAGAACAAAATAAAGATGCTTTTACTTTGGCAGGTGGATTAGCTAATCTTGTTAATAGTACAAAATATCAAATACAAAGCGCAGAAAGATTGGCTAATTTAGACAAACTACAACAAAACCAAAAAGAATTTACAGAATTAGATAATATGTTGGATTCTAAGTATGGTGATATATTGGATAAAATTTCACAAGATAGAGCTGTAGCTAAATCAATCTTTTTAAGATTAGCTTATGGTACTGCTAAAGAAATTGATCCAAGTGGAAGATTGTCTGACAATGATGTCAAGATTGCTATGGATATTATTGGCAACCTAGGTCCAAACTGGAAGGCTAATTTATCAACATTAGAAAGCTTAGCTAATAGAACACAAAGAGAATACGCCGACAAATATAAAATAAGAATTAACCGTGTTGGTGATGAAGATTTACAAGAAGCAAATAAATACGAAACTATACCTCAATTTCTCGGTGGAAGAGATTGGAGGCAATCAATGCCAACTGTAGGAACACAGCCAAAGAAAAATATAGAAGATTTATTAAAAAAATATCCACCACAGGGTTAAATAATGGCAACATTAGCACAACTAGAACAAGCTCTTATACAGGCAGATCAAGCTGGTAATGTTGAAGATGCTACAGCATTAGCAAATGAAATACGAAAATTACAAGCAGAACAAGAATCTTTAAAAAAATTAGAAACTGGTATAGAACAAGAAAGAAAGCAAACTAGAACAGAAAGATTAAAAGATATAGCAGATATACCAATAAGTCTTGCAAAAGGTGCTGCACTTGGATCTGTGGGTACGGCTGCAATTCCATCAATGATACAACAAGGACAGGAATATTTATTTTCTCAACTACCCTATGGCAAGCAAGCCAAACAAGTAATGTCAGCAATGCCTTTTACCAAACCTGTGTCTACTCCAAGCATGCAGCAAATGATGGGTTTATTAGAATCTATACCTGGAGCAAAATCTTTAACTAGATATCAGCCTAGAACTCTTGCAGGTGAGTATGCAGAAACAGCTGGTGAATTTATTGGACCGTCTGCTATTGTAGCAGGTATAAAGAAAAGTCCACAAATGCTTAAAACTGCTGGTATTCTTGGTGGCGCAGGAGCAGGAGTACAAGAAACTCAAGAACAAGTCGGTCTTTCTCCAATAGCAGCAATGCCTGCAACTGTTGCAACTACATTGATTGGTGGTTATGCCATGGGTCCAAGCAAGGCTGCTTCTTATGCACAACAGGCACTAAAGGGCGTAAGTGATGATGAGTTAAGGCTCGCAATGGCTCTTGAAAAACAAGCTAACGACTTAGGTTTAAGTGTAACTGCGGCAGAGTTAATAGATAATAAAATTATAAATTCTCTTGGTAGTATTGTGTATGGAACTAAAGAAGGTGGAAAAATTATGTATGACTACCTTAAAGACAGACCGCAAGAGGTTGAAAAAATTGCAACAAGGTTAATGGATGCAATGATAGAAAACCCACAAAGTATAAGGGAAGTATATAAAAAAGTTGGAACAACAGCTGACAAAGCACTAACTAGAGCAAAAATAGACAGAACAGAAGCAGCACAAGATGCTGGATATGGAGTTGCAAACACAGAATCAATACAACCTAATAATGTATTAAATATTATAAAAAAAATAGATGAGCAGATAGATAGCTTACCAATCGATAATCCTACCGTCATAAAATTAAAAAAAATGAAAAAAAGATTAATTAAAAAGGTAGAGTATGAAACAACTGTTGATCCTATTACTGGGACTGAAACTGTAAGAAAGATTGTAATACCGCAGACTAATATAAAAAATCTTGATACCACTTTAAAAGAATTTAAAGGTTATGTTGATAATTCAAGAACAGTTAGTCCTGATGCAAAAATGAAAAAAAATTATATCAATGAAAATGATAGATTATATTTTACAAATAGCGACAAAGATGGCGTGTTAGATAATCTTGATTTAGAGTTAAGAACTAATCAAAATTATAATGCTGGTAAAAATAAATACGAACAAGTATCAAATGAATTAGTTGATGTTGTTTATATGCACACAAAAGAATTACAAAAGAAAAATATTACACCAACAACAATAACTGGATTTATTGCAAATCCAAAAGGCGCTAATAAATTTGACATAGAACAAACTTATAAAATATTAAATAGCGAAGATCCTGACGTTTTTCCAAATATTGTTAGATTATATATACAAGATGCGGCTACCGATGCTTTTAAATTACAACCAACTGGACAATCTTTAAAATCAGGTTTTAACCTTTATAGTAATTTAGCTGGAAAAAATAAAACAAATTTTAATGAAATGTTAAAAGGAGTTGCTGAGGCATATGGCGTTGATAAAAAAACTTTGCTTTTAGGCATGGATAAATTTGATAAAGTTTTAGAAAGAACTGCAAAAATAGCAAATATAGATAACCCATCTTTCCCTCCTAATAAATTTAATTTGACTAGAGAGGCTGCCCAAATAGGTTCTTTTATGTGGCAGGTAAAATTTGCAGGTAAATATGGTCAATATGTAAACGACAAAACCATGAAAGAACTCGCAAATGTATTAACTAAAAAAGAATCTGTAAAAGCATTAATAGAACTTGGAAAAACAAACCCAGCCTCTAAAGATGCTGCTATTCTAACAACAAGAATGATTGCTGGCTTTAGTCCTGTTATGGATGCACAAAGAGAACAATACCTACAGTCTCTTTCTCAACCACAAGTACCTATAGGGCCAACGCCACAATAACCCCATGCCACGCCAATCTGAAAGAGTTGGCCGATCTGGAGAATACTTAGTAGCCTCGCTACTTTCTTTACACGCAGATACTGTAATGATAGTTCCACACAGCGCGGAGGCAGACATCATCTTTGATGTTGACCATACGCTATACAAGTGCCAGGTTAAAACACAATCAAAAATACAAAGCTGTAGAGTGTCATGGATATATGACTTTAGGCGCGGTGCTTATACCAAAGAAAGATTCTATACAGAAAATGCTATAGATGTTTATGCCTTGGTTGCTTTAAAACATCAAACAGTTCAGTTTATGTTTCCAGAAGGTCTAAAGCAGATAAGTTTTAAAGACGAGGATGTTCAAGCGTGGGACACGCTAGAGAATACCAAAAACCTATTTAAAGAGCTTCGATGTCAACAGACACTTTAGGTTTTTCGTAATGCTTTACAGAGTTCATACCTAAAGATATTAGATACTCAACCACCTTATGTGGTTCTTTCTGTTCAGTCTCACAAAAATCCTTAAACTTTTTAGCAAGATGTTTGTTTATATATACAGGCTTTCTTCCGTTCCTTTCGTTTAAGATACGATCATCAAACTCATATAAATTCATAGCTACCTCATGGTTATAGAGAAACTTCTACTGAATAGTCTCCTATATTATTACCTTTAGCGTCTGTTCCGTAAACCATCTGTAATTCAAGATCTATAAAGTGTTTGGCTTTTAACAAGTCAGTCACCCTATCCTGTTTCTCTCCTTTACTTCTGGTTATATATTTTAAACAACTACCTAGGTTATAAGACAGGTTGTTAGCGTATATATAATCAATAGGCTGTATCTTAGATTGCTTGTAATGCGTTCCAGCTACTTGGTTATTGGTTGCAAGTTTATCTATCTCTTGGTCCCAATCCTTTTCGTTTCCTATGTTAGTATGTGCGTATACTGTTTTATTCATCATAAATTTCTCCCAAATTTTATTTATTTATATTACCATAATTAGTAATATCGTGTTAGTATAAACAAAAATATTAATAAAAGGGAAATTTATGGATATATTAGAAAAGAATTTTGACATATCAAACACCATAGAAGTTGACGAATTAGCGAAGCGCTGGGGAGTTAGCAAGAAAACAATAGATAACAGACGATATAGAGGGCAAGGTCCTAGCTATTTCAAGATTGGTGGAAAGATACTTTATGATCTTAAAGATGTGCAAAAGATGGAAAACGACTCTTATATATCTGTAGATGGCACACGCTAAACTCTCACCTTCAGCAGCAAAGATATGGATGGCTTGCCCTGGCATGCCACAGCTATTGTCTAGCATGCAAGTAGAATACAAAGTAGGCATACCAGCAGCGACAGGTACATTGATTCACGAAATGGTAGAAACACTACTTAAAGGTAGATTAAATAATCTTACAATAGAAGAATACTATTTAGACACAACACATCATGTAGAAGATTTTGATATCACAGTTGACCAAGAGATGATTGATTGTGCTAATACTTATGTAGATTACATAGACAAGAGAATGATGGAGCTTGATGTAGCAAGACCCTTGATAGAAGAAAAAGTTAATATGCCAGAAATACATGCAGACTTATGGGGTACAGCAGATGCAATACTCATTGGTAAAGACATGATAGAGATAATAGATCTCAAATCTGGTAAGTGGGCAGTAGAAGCAGACAACCCACAAATGCGTATCTATGCACTAGGTGCATTATCAAGATACGGAGATGACTGCACAGTTCAAATGACCATAGTACAACCAAGAGGTTGGCACAAAGACGGTCCAATCAGATCATATTCCATATCAGCTATTAACTTAGTTGAATGGGCCTATGAAACCTTGAAGCCAGCAGCCGAGGCTTGCTTTGAGGAGATACCCACATACAACTATAGCAAAGACGGATGCCGTTGGTGTAATGCTAAAGATGCTTGTGATACTTATAAACAAAACCAAAAGGGAGACTGAAATGGTA